AACACCAGCTAAGTCTGGTGTCCATTCTGTAAATGCTATACGTTGGGTAGCCATAGTGTTCCTTTATAAAGTAGGCTAATAGCCAAGGTAAATTATATACCCTAATAAACCGCCTAGTGTAGTGGCTACTGCATCCCATACATCTGGAGTGTGTTTGTCTTGGTGAAAGTAATCGTATATCTCTTTGCCAATAGCAAATACAATAGCAAGCAGCAAACCACAACCAAATAACTGACCGATAGCAAATAAAATAACCCCACCTAGACAATGATATATTTTGTCTGATGGGATATTGTTTAGAAAGGCTAAGATTTTCTCTATCATTATTTATTCTCTAATAATGCTATGCGTTCTGCTTGTATATCTACAATAGCTTTAAGTTCTTGAATAGACTTCATAAGCGCATACTGCAAATCTGTTTGGTAAATCGCTTTTAATGGGACACCATCTTTAGGAGTTTCACCAAATCCGCTTACATCAACTAATTCAGGTGCAACTGCTTCTACTTCTTGAGCAATAACACCAAGATTTAATAAATTATCTGTTTGGTCTTTATATAAGAATGTACGAACAGAAATGGCACATATTTTGTTTAGATAATTACCTGCATCAATGATATCTTTCTTAGTACGTTCATCAGAAAGATTTGTATTGTTTGCTTGATAGTTAGAAAGTCCACCATTTTTTCTTAGCACCCAACGCTGAGTAGTACTGTCACTATATTGAGCAGACCATGAAGTATTATTTAATGATTGTGCTGTGTCAGATATTGAAAATATTGTTGGATTCCCACCAGAATTAGTATTATATAAATTTAATCCATTAACTGCATCACCATCAAAAGCTATAGTTAATTTATAATTTGATGCGTTAGATGAAGTTCCAATTTGTACATTTCCACTAGCATCTTTAATGAAATCGTTATTACCAACATTTAATGTATCAGTAGAAGCATTCCCTAATATTGTGTTGCCTGTAGTCGTTAATGCAGTAGCAGTAATTAAACCAGTAGCAGTAGTTGTGCCAGTAACAGATAAATTACCACCGACAGTAAAGCTGTCTGCATCTGTACCAACTTGTTGGTCTTTAAGTTGTGCCATCAATTCACGAATGGCGTTATTAATTCCACTAGGCGCACATCCTTCGGCAATATCAATGCCACCAATGTCGGTATTGTTTGCTGGTGTTGATGAAAACTCACTTATCTTATTCTTAGCCATAATTTATCCCTTTAAAAGCCATGTATTACTAGTGACTGGTGTATCTGTCCATGTGTTTGATGTTACCGATGTATCTGTCCAAGTATTACTTGTTACTGGTGTGGCTGTCCATGTGTTTGTCGTAACATTTGTATCTGTCCATGTATTGTCACCAACAGGAACATCTATCCAGTTATCACCTAACTTTGTCCCATTAGCAATAACAGTAGCATTACCTGTAATGTTGCCTATTCCGTTCCATATTGCTCTACCATTAGCAGTTACTAAAGCAAAGCCATTAATATGAGCATCTGCGCTATATTGCACACCACCAAGAGCTGTAACTGTAGCAAGCCCGACTACCGAGCCTGATGCAGTTCTAATTCTTATTGCATTACTTGTTACTATTGCACTACCATTTATACTACCAATAGCACTTCTTATTCTAAATGCCGTAGCTTGTACTGTAGCATTGCCTCCTATTACTGCATTTGCACTATAAATAACGCTAGAACCGCTAGAAACGCTTGCTAACGCATTAATGCTTCCAGTTGATGTCCTAACCCTAATGGCATTAGAGCTAACTGTTGCAAGACCATTAATTTGAGCTGAATTTAGTCTTGTTCTATTTGCACTAGCAGTAACTGCTGCATTAGCTACTATTATAGCATTTGCGCTACTAATTTGATTTGCATTAGCACTAACAAGTGCATTACCATCAACACTTGCAGTTGCTAATAGAATCTGATTAGCTATTGCACTAAATGTGCCTTGAGAAAATGCTGATATTCCAAACATTATTTATTGTCTTTGGGTATTAATTTTATTAATTGCATTATTTAACTTTTTGGATATTGATTTTTAACAGCTTGTATTTCGGCTTTCCATGCGTCTATTCCGCTATGAAAAATAGTATCTAATTGGTCAGCAATAGATGGGTAAGCTAGTTTTCGTGATTCATAATAAGTTAATGAATCTTTTTGTGCTTTTTCTAAGTCAGCATAATCTTGGTCAGTTATCCATTTAACTTCAATATCTGATTCATCAAACCCTATAGTAATAGCATTTTGTTTTAATGTATCTAATCTAGCATTAGCTAACTCTTGGTCATCAGTATCACCACCTGATTGCATTTCAATGATTTTGCCAGTAGATTTTTGTATTGATATACGATTCATTTTAAATCCTTATCTAAAAGCCAAATAATATACTGATATATTAGTAGTTGGTGTGCCAGTTCCTACAACAAATTTAGTCCAAGATAATGTAAACCCATCTGCATCCATTGTTGATATATCTGCTAGTTGGTAATTTCCATTCCCTGCTTGCAAGCGTAAAAAATATATAGCATTATTATACCCACCACCACCAGTACCATAAGTATTATCTATCCATAGACAATGACCTGATGTTGCATTTGTAAATCCAACACTTTCAGATGGTAGACCTGAAATAGTAGCCATAAATATAATCGCAGAAGGTTTAAATCCAACGCCCGTATAAGCAACTGTACCTGTGGCTGTGCCTGAATTTCTAAGAAAAGTACCTACTTTACCTATGCCACCTAAAAAAGAACCAAACGATAACGCACCAGTAATAGCTAAGTTTGAACTTGCGTCTAGTGACATTGCTTGGGTTGGCGTATATGAAGCATTAGCTGACCCTGCTGTTACCCCCGTTTTCCAAATATGCGTTCCATTATATATATTATAAAAAGCTGGAATATTTGTATCTGCTCTATACCATACATTACTTGTTTGATATGTACCTGATGTTAAATAAGTGTCTACGCTTGATTTAGCAAATAAAGCGTTTCCAACATAAGATACTTCAACAGCTTTACCATTATTCCAAGCACTAGGCGTTACACCTATACCTACGTTACCTGATGCGTTTTTAATTAAATCGCCATTACCTACATTTAAGGTATCAGCAGAGGCATTGCCTAAGATAGTGTTGCCTGTGGTTGTTAAATCTGTACCGCTAATAGTAGTAGCCACCACCGTACTTGGTGTGGTTGCACCTAATGAGCCGTTTAAGGCTTTGTTGGTAAGCGTTTCAGTACCAGCTAAAGTAGCAAAGTCACCATCTGAAAGAGCTGTATTGAATTGCGCTGTTGTGCCAGTTAAAGTATTGCTGGCTAAGTTTATTGTTTTGTTGGTAAGCGTCTGTATATCGTCTATGGTTACAGATTTACCGGCAGGGTAGGTACAGAATACATTTTTAATACCTGCGCTAAACGATATGGCAGAGCCTGTAGATGATGCAAGTAATGTAGTCCTTGCTAACGTACCAGCACCTACTGTGCCAATACCTACTTCCCACTCTGTACCACCTACAATAGCGTAGTAAGTTGTGTTGCCATTACCGACTGCGCTAGAGAATGTAGCAAAGCCACTATTAGCACCAGCAAGAGTAAACGTGCCAGTACCAGTAGTGGTTGATGTTTCTTGTACACGGTCTTTGACTATAAGAGCCATGTTTTATCCTATGATAATGTTACTGAAAGACTGCCTGACGCAATCTTAAATATATCGCCTACATCAATTGTTTTAGATACGTCTAATGGAGTATGGTACAAAAGATTACCAGTAGTTAATGCATCGTATAGACCAATCCAACCAACTGTACCCCATGCCACGGTACATTGTGGGAATGTGCAGTCTGCGTTAGATAGACTAGCACCGTTAGATGGTGCAGCAAATGTTACTGCTGTACGTGCATAAGAGCCACCAGATACTTCTGTACCTGTACCGGCATCAGTAGGGTCGCTAGTAAATAGTGCCACATAGATTGTTGTTGGTGCTGTGTAAGCTGTGCCTCGTAGCGTTACATTAATCAGCGCATTTTCTAGGTAATTGGACATTTCTGACATAATAATTCCTTTATCGTGTTGCTATTGAGATTGCAATTGGTGAACCAGCATATTCGCCTTGGTCATCTGATACGGTTAAAGCATTTACACCACGGTCATACAATGATGCCCATGTTTGTAGTCGTGAGTCATTCATAATGTATGGCTCTGCCTCACCCAATGCACCATAAAGCAACAAGTCTGGGCATATAGCCATAAATGCGTTAGATGGCACGGAGCTACTTAAAAATACTGGTGCAGCGTAATACAACATACTTAGCGTATAGTTGCTATCCGGTATTGGAGCTAGTTGAAACTCTTGAGCTAGTACGGTGTATTGATGTGGTAAACCTGTATCGGTAGTACGAGCGTTACGGAATAGTGCGCTAGGTGACTGATACTCTAATGTTGCTGCTGGGTTTGTTGATACGTGTAAGTCACGCATCTGCAAGAAGTCTGATGGTAGCTCTACTGTAGAGTCACCGGCTGTTGCTGTCGTTGTTACTACCTTGAGCATTTGACGAATACGGAGTTCTCTGCGTAAACGTGTTTCGGCAAGCCTGATAAAGTCAGGAATCATTGCCGTTAAGTCACTACGAGCTAGGTAACTGGCAATCGTAGTCTGTAAATCAGAGTAATTTGTCAATGCCATTATATGCGCCCTGCCCTTGTTCTGAATGCCCTATTGTCGGGATTATTTAACCATTCGTTAAATCGTTTTTTATCTATTACTGCAAAGCCTCGTGTGATGCCTTGCTTTTCTAATTCGGAGAAAACTGTAAGCGGTATTGATGCTACCTTGTTACTAAAGGCATCGTTGCCCCATGTTTTACGTTCGTCTTGAGCAGCGTACTCACGCTTGTTCATCTCAAGTATGTTTGTAATGTCTTGGCTCTTAGCTATAACTAATTGGTCACCGTTATCAATAAACGATGTATTGGTAATGCCATTGGATATTGTATTACTCATAAGACCTCTTAATGGGGGAGAGTTTCCCCTCCCCACATATCTAACTAACTACTAGGTTAAGTCAGCGATGATACCGTGTGCTGCTTGGTTCTTAACTTCTAATGTGTACTCTACCAATAGTTGAGTTACATCAGCGTCACCAGTTTTGGCAAGCTCATTAGTTTGGAATGGGCGCAAGTAAGATACAGCAGCCATTTCAGGGTCTAATAAGAATGCTACGTCATCACCGTCTGCATTAGGAATGAAACGGTTAGGCACGATAGAGATAGTACCAAAGTCAGAAACATAAACGTCTGCTGCACCGATGATGGCTGCTTGGACATTGTTAGGTACATCTTTAAAGCGAGTAGCGATACCGGCAAATGTAGATGCAACTACTTTTTGTGCTGGAGTTACCATCAAGATTGTTGGTGAACCACCGTTAGTGTAAGTAGATTGGATTACTGTGTTTAAGATAGTGCTAGTGAAAGCACGGTCTGTACCAGTTACACGAGCAGTAGTACCCAAAGAACCAGCAGTACCAGAAGTACCACCAGAGTAGTTTGAGCTTAACCATGTTTGTAAGCCACCTAAAACACGAGCAGTTGTAGAGTCACCAGCAGAAGCAACTTGGTTGCTTAATAGGATAGCCTCCATGTCACGTTTGATTTCGGCAGAAGCCTTAGCCAATTGGTATGCTTTTTCTGATTTACGACCAGCTTTGTTTACAGTTTCCAAAGTACCAGAAATTTTGATGGTTTTTTGTGAAATTTGTGTACGGTTACCAACACGAGTAGTTGGAGATAGTGTTGCGTCAGATGCAGTTGCACCCTCAACAACAGCGTTTGATACGTTTACAGCAGCCAAGCTGTCTGTTTGCCATTCGTGGTATACAGCAGTAGCTGCAGTTTTACCAACAGATGTCATAAATGGTGTATCTGTAGGTGAGATGTTGTAAATAACATCAGCCAAGTCTTCACGTTGACCGATGCTGGTATAGGTTTGATATGTTGCCATGATAATTCCTTAAATAAAGTTTTCAAAGACAGATGCAGCGTCACGCACCTTGCCTGATTTTTGTAATTGAGCCATAGTCTTTTTAGCTTGGTCAGTATTTACAGATGAATTACTGTTACCAGACTTAATCGTCTTAGGCGGTTCGCTAACCCTCTTGTTTAGTTGAGGCTTAGACTGTTGTAATTTGTCGTACTGCATTGCTTTATACAATGCCATAACGTGCCGAGCATCACGTACTGCTGATAGCTCTTGGTCTGAGAATCCTAAGTTCTTTGCAAACTTACGCAAATCTGACCTTAGTGCCTCGCCTTTTACTGGGTCGCTGTATTCCGGTAGTGTTTCAGACAATTTAGCAGCCTGTTCGGACAAGTATTGTTGCATTCCTTGCTGTTGCTCCGCTTGTTGCATCTCTGCAATGCGTTGTCTTTCAGCTTGTACTGCATATAGCTTCTCTTTATTCTGCGACATCTCTGCCACTCGTACAGCATAACCGATAGGGTCGGACTCTTTTAAAGACTCTAAATCCTCTACTGGTTGTTGAGCATTCAGTAATTGCTCCATTGCTTGCAACCGTTCTGCATAAGCATCACGCATATATTTGGCTTCTTCAATAGCTTTTTGTTCAGCCTCTACTGCTTTTCGTTGCTCTGCTACTTGTTGCGTTTTTTTGGTATAGTCTGCACCTTGTTGAGCTAGTGACTTTAGTTCAGTTAAGGTTAGTTCTTTATCTTCGCCACCGACTTTAACTTGAAACCGTTGTTCGTCTTGGTCTGAGTTAGACTCCTCTGAGCTATCATCGCCTTGCTCTTCTTGTTGCTCTTCTACCTGCTCATTCTCTTGTTCTGGTTGCTCTTCTGCTTGCCCTTCTGTGGGTGCTTCCGATGCATCCATTAAACCTAAGAATGCGTTTTGTGCTTCATTGATAGTGCCAGTACTCTGTGTGTCACTCCCGTTAGGGTTGGTGTCGGTAGTCATTTGAATCTCCATATGCTAGTGCGCCTAGCCACGTTTTATAGATACTATAAAATCTTCCAGCGACTTGCATTAATCTTGCGGTCATCTGCCATGCCAACGATATGAGCCATTACTTCACGAATAGCCGTTAGCTTTGTGTAAGCATCTTGTCGCTCATCGTAATCATAAAGCGGTGAGTTAGACCACCGTTGCATCTGTAATTCTTCCATCTCTTTAAACACTCCCAAGAAGTTTTGGTCTTGGAGCATATTGTTTGCCCACTCTGATTTGGTCATTTATACACCATAGGTTGTGTTAAAATCAAATTCTGATACATCATCTTGTGGTTCAGCCTTTATACCACCTTTTACCATTTCATTCAAGCTAGTAATGGCTGACATAATAGCGTTAAGCTGCTCTGTCTGTAGTTTGCCATCAGATGCCTGTGACTTCATCTCTAATTCCATCTGTTTCAATTGCAACTCAGCTTCCTTGATACGATACTCGCCCTCAAGTTGCATTTGTTTTTGTTGGAACTCTAGTTCTTTACGAGCATTCTCTACTTGCATTTGCTCACGGTCTAGCTGTAGCTTGGCTTGGTTAGTTTGTGCAGATAATTGAGCCTTTTGTTCTTCTACTCTAGCGTATAACTGTGCTGCTTCTGAGTTAGGGTCAGCCGGTGCTTGGCTTGCTTGCTGCATTATTTGCTGCTCAACCTCTGGTGTAATCTCATTAATGAATGAAGTTGTGTCTTTAAAGCCAGCCATCTCAATCATGCGACCAAGAGTGCTGCGGTATTGCGTTACAGTCACCAATGGGTTGTTAGCACCATACTTGCCGATGATTTCTTCCTGTTTAGCCATAATCATTTGCAGCATAGCAATCTGTTCTTGGCGGTTACCGTTACCCAAGCCCACATTAATGCTTACATCGTATAGGTTAGACCATTCACGTGGGTCATAAGACACCCATTTGCCACGCATACGGATTGTTTTAGCTTGGTTTTGGTATTTACATAGTAAATGTAATATGCCACGGAATAATGATTTAACACCTGTTTCAGCAAAGATACGAGCCATTAGCTCTAGCTTACCTGCTGACTGTTGCATCATGGCTGCTACGGCTGTTGCTGTAGTGTTCTGAAGCACGTTAGCATCAAGACCTTGCTGCATATCGCTAACACCGGTACGTTTAGCCTGTACACCATCCAAGTATTCCATCATAGGGAATGATTGACCGGCTGTGTTCTGTACGTTTAGCTGCGTTACTGCTGCGTTATTCTTAACACGAACAACACCACCGGCAGTAGACGTTAGTAAGTCATCTAGATTTACTTGACCCTCAACGGCAGTTACTCGTGCATTGTTTGTTAGGTACAAGTTGTCTAGCATCTGACGTAGGATAGTAGACTTGGTTAGTTGCAAGTCCATTGTGCGGTCTGCTAGTGACTGACCAAAGAATTTGTGTGGAATAGGAATCGGGCATACAGAGTGGAATGGTACGTAGTCGCACTCTTCGTTAGATAGAATCTGCTCACCACCGATGATAACCCTGCGTAACTCTAGCAAACCATTATCGTTAGTATCAACCTTGATGTAGCACTCAAATATCTCTACCTCTTCCATTGATAGGTCAGTAGACTGTGCGTAGTCTGGCATCTCGTCACGACCAAAACGTGCTAGTCGCTCTGGTGAATACTCTAATCGGTCACCGGCTGGGATAGTATCAACGATAGACTTCTCGTAGCCCATAGCAATCAAGTCACCACGAGCAATCATTCTACGGTGAGCTGTAAATGGTGAGTCCTCAATGGTCTTAGCACGTTTGCTAATTAGGAACTCTTCTGGTGGTACGTTCTCAACAGCAATACGGCTGTCATCTTGAATGCGCTCTATCGTTACGTTGTGTGTGTTGTAAGGAAAACCATCAATGCCAATAACTACGTCAGTCACTTGCTTGGTGATTTCCCACTCGCCAGTCTGCATAATCATGGCTAACTCGTCATCGGTTAAGCCTTTGTACTTCTCTTTGATGGTGTCTTTCTTTTCTTCCCAGTAGGCTTTAACAACACCGACCTTCTGTAGCAATGCATCCTTGAACCAGTTGTGTAGGATTAGGAAGCCATCGTTGTCTTTATAGAATACCCAGTTCGCCATGTCACTAGCTTGGTCTGCCAGTTCTTCTTCACCATCTTTAGTAGGCTCAAAGCGGACTGCATCCTCGCATGATGTGAATACACGAATCAATTGTGGCAATGCACCATCTACGGCTTCAGCTACCTCACCGGTAACTACTTGGCTGCGACCTTCTACCTCAGTTCCGTATTTGTCACGGAAGTAGTAGTTCATGGCATCAGCACGTTCTTGAACAGTATCGGACTCTAAGTAGCCAATAGCGTTATTGATTTCGTCAGCACATAGTGCCTTTAATTCTTCTTGATTCATCATTATACGACCCATGCCTTATTTTGTTGTAATGGTTTAGACCATGTTGTATCTACTTCTACTAATCCTATTGCCATGTAACGAAAGCTATCTGCAAAGTGTGATGACCAGTCGTGAACTGGCTTATCGTAAAACACGTTCTGCTTCTCGTTAAACTCTCGCCTGTAATTGCGTAATGCCACCAGACCGTTCTTTGTCCGTTCCATATCAAACCAGCATCTAGGCAACATACGTCTAACTGCTTGAATGCCATCCGCTATAGATAGGCTTGGTG